CCTATTAAATAGGACAGAGACGAGCAACGAGTTCATCATAGGTTTTGGTTTTTAATTCCTTCTTCTTATCTACTAAAAATTGACCAAAGTCTTCTGGCGAGTAGCCCATCATACAGCACATTGTAATTACAAGACAGCAATATCTACCGCAGACCATGCTCTTAGCCCCTTGATATTTTGTTTTATTATATTCCATAGGCAAATCTCCTAATAATCGTCTGAACTCTCTTCTATCTTGCCCTAATATTCGACGAATACACATTGGGATTACAGATAAGTCTGCATCATATTTTTGACCATATGAATTAAAGTAATAATAACCATCTTTTAAATGTAGGCAACAAGTCCAATGACCGCTTGATGGTTCTTCTTCTAAAAGACATATAAAAAAATCATTTACATTTGGCATAATATCGCTAATATTATTGTATTGTTTTAATTCAGAATATTTTAATATTTTAGTATCAGGACCGAGCGCCTGACGGACCATGCCATCACTAAGCGGAATCATAACTGTTTTCTTTATTTTACTCATTATATATATATTATTATATTATATATAATGGATCAAGAATGGGACGACGATCTTGTAGAATTTTTGCAACTTCTACGAAAAAAGTCAGTCTATTTAAGTATACAACATAGTAATTCATTTTTTTATTATAATAAATTATCTACTATGTTTTCTGTACCTTCAATAATTCTGAGTATTTTTAATGGTTTTATTAGCGTAGGAGTAAGCGAATTTATAGAACAACAAAATATTTCATTAATCAATTCTTCAATAAGCATGTTTCTTGCTATTCTTGCGTCTATATCTCTCTATCTTAATTTAAACAATCTTAAAATAGAAGAGTTAGAACTATCGAAACAATATCATCATCTTGCGTTAAATATAAGTAAGACTCTATTTATCCCAGTAAGTTTGAGAAAAATAGAACAATTGGATTTTCTAAATATTTGTTATGATAAGTATGTAATTTTATTACAAGAGAGTTCATTAATACGAGCAGATGAAGCACACGAAAATGCGATACAAAAATATAGTCCTAAATCTCATAATTCACTAACTATTAATTAGAGATTTTAGTTGCAACAATATTGGAAAAATCACCAGCAACGAAAGTAATGACACCAGTATTTCCAGTGCTTCGAAACCTATACGTAACTGACCTGGTCGCCCCGGCAGGAACTACCAAAATATACGACACTGGAAGGTGTATTCTAACTCCTCCACCGCCGTTAACCACATCAGCACCAAAAACCGCAGGCCCCGCCGCTTTAAGATTAGCACCTACATACAAAACTGACTGAAAGTATTGATATTTACGAGCGGCATTATCAGGATCTATCTGAGCCTCCGCATTGATAACCCAAGTTCCTTCTGGAAGCACGAGTGGAAGTTCAGCACCGGCAGCAGTTCGTATGAGAGTAGTTTCTACAACAGCGTCACCCGGCAAAGCAGCAGCGACTGTAATAGGAGCAACAAGTAAATTACTAACACTTTGTTCTGGATAAGTAGGACCAAAGTTTGCGTAAGACATATAATATATAAAAAGATAATAATTTTATGAAATAACCTTTTTATAAATCCTCTTAAATTAAGCAGAAAGTTTGGTGGCTACAATGTGAGGATAGCCACTAGTTACATCAATCGCACGACTATTTCCAGCAGTTCGCAAACGCCAATAGAAAGAAGTAGGGGCATTGAGTGTTACAATATACGATAAAGAACCAAATGAGGATTGATTTGTTCCGTCTACAACATCCGCTCCACAAGCCATAGGACAAGTAGCAACAATACTCGCATTTTGGACTAAATCCGCTTGTATTTGGTCATAAGTTCCATCACCATTAAACATATTAAGGGCTACCCTCGCTGTAATAGCCCAAACACCAGCGCCAAGCACGAGTGGGATTTCAGCAAAAAGAGCGGTCTGTATAAGAGGAGTGGAAGTAACAGCATTTGTCGCATCGATAGGAATAACAATATCAGCCGCTGTTAAATTTGTAACACTCTGGGAACGAAAATTAGAACCAAAATTAGAAACAGACATATAATATATCAAAGTATAATAATTTTTTGAAATGAAAAATTACTAAACATAAAAAAAAATAATGTGTAATTTAAGCAATACGAGTAGCAGTTAAAGTTGATGCTGTTTGAAATCGTAGTGGTAATAATGCTGTTGGAGTGCTTACTTGAACTGAAACTGAAATAAAAGTAGTAGCATTTGTAGAAAATACGGCACTAACATTACCTATTTTTTGACTTCCAGCAGTAACTGTTGATAATAATACATTTGTATCTGTATTTATAACAATATTACTATTTGTATTTCCAGTTAATCCTGAACCAATATTAGTAATTATCCTAGAATATGTTTGATTTGAACCATTTTGATTTACACACGATATTGATGCTGTAATTAACCAAACACCAGCGGTAATTTGAAAAGTAAGATTATTTAATGCTGTTACAGCAGTACCAGTAATGTCTTGTGCCGGTGTTAATCCATTACTTATTATCTGACCTATTGCGTTCGCAGTAGTTCCAGTAGCACTATAAGTTAAACTACTTGGTTGTATTGGTGCAGATACTAATAAATTATTACTTCCAGAACCTTTTATAGCATTTGTGAAAGAGTTTGTAGTTCCTGTAAAATTGGTAGTAGCACTTGAAATGGTTGTAGTCGCACTTGAAATTGTTGTAGTCGCACTTGAAATTGTTGTTGTAGCACTTGTAAGTGTTGTCTCTAAACCTCTCACAATAAAAGTTAATCCAGATGATCCTGAACCAATACGAAAAGTATTAGCAGTTGTTCCTGTAAGCATGAGTGTTGTTGCTGACCTTGTAGCACCAGTTAAAATATTTACAGAACCAGTAAGATTTCCTATTAAAATATCAGCATTTCCAGTTGTTACATTATTCCAAGCAGTTATAGCAGTGCTAGTATCAATACCTACTATGTTATTATTAGTGAGTTGTCCTTCTATTATAGTTGATAATCCATTTATAATAGTATTGTAAGGGCTATATCCTATTGTTACTCCTTGTGAAGTTAATGAAGTTCCTATTGTAAGAGGGTCATTTGAATTGAGTGAAGGACAAGTAATACCATTTTGAAAAGTATTTGTTAAAGTTATAAAATAAAGATCATATCCATCTATTACATAACGCAGTCCTTTTGTTGTCCCTGTTTTTCCACCAATATTTAAATAATTATCTTCTGTGCTTTTAAGCATATTTACTATTCCTGTTCTTCCAGCACCATTTATAATATCCAAAGTTCCAGTAATATTATTATTCCATAAAGAAGCATTACTACTTGATAAAGAAGTTTGTATAGTATTATTTATAAATGTAGAAGATACACTTGCAGTTCCTGTAATAGTAGTGTTACCACTAATACCAATACTTCCTCCATTAATATTTGTAGCAGTATTCGATGTTCGTCCCAAAGTAGATGTTGTAGCAGTCCCATTTCCTATCGTAAGAGTAGTTGCACTATCTATATTAGTTGATTTTACATTTCCAACAAGGTTTATGGTTGGAGCAGTAACAGTTATAGAAGTTGTCCCAGTTATTGGAATTGTATTACCATTAACAGCAGTAATTCCAGCACTTCTTCCCAATGTAGTTGTTGTAGTAGTCCCATTCCCTATCGTAAGAGTAGTTGCACTATCTATATTAGTTGATTTTACATTTCCAACAAGGTTTATGGTTGGAGCAGTTATAGTTGTAGAAGTTGTCCCAGATATTGGAATTGTATTACCATTAATATTAGTAATTCCAGTACTCTTTCCCAATGTAGATGTTGTAGCAGTCCCAGTTCCTAAATTAAGAGTAGTAGCACTATCTATGGAAGTTGATTTTATACCAAATGCCTCAAAATTATTTGTTCCAGTCCATACATTATTGGACGAAAGCAAAGTTGTTCCAGCATTGAGAGACGAAGACACATACGAATAAAACTCACCTTCAAAATTAGTCGTTATGGTTTTATTAGCACCACTTCCAGTTTTTACTACAAATAATTTAACTACAAGTCTATCTGTTAGTGCGAGTGGCGTTGTTGGGACAACCAAATAAGCGTAATAATCCGCAGTAACCTCAGTATTAATATAAGTCGAAGTTGCCCCTGTTCCAATTTCAGTTTCTACATTGTCAATCGTATATTTATACACTCTCATGACATAAGAAATTGTAGCATTCTTATCTTCTGATCTTCCATTAAAGTTTCCACTCCATACACCAGCAGGAAGACTATCAATATTTAATTGCGTTGTAATAAAACTTTCGACTTCTACTTCTGTTGTTCCATTTGTAGTTGTATTTACCGCTGTTGTTAATGCTGTTGTTATTGTTGGCGATAATTGTTTGTATCCTGCTGGTGGAGAAGACGCTGAATCGCTGTAATTAAAAAACAAATTGAGTGAACCGCCATATTGACCTACAAGTGAATCTACATATCCTTTATTTGTTAAATCATTTCCTAATACAGGATTTGTGTCACAATGTGGCGGTGCGTTGAATACAACTTGTCCATTTATAGGTAAATCAGTAGCACTTATAGCATTAATACTTGATACATTATTAATTGAATAAGACGCCATGTTAAGGTCAGTTGTTGCCGTTCCAACCCAATCAGCAATTCCAGTCGCCCAAATCATATTATTCGAAGCATCTTTTTTAAGAGCTTGTCCTTCACTACCAGCATTACCATTAATATTTATACCTTGTGAATAATTTATATTAAGATAAGTTCCATTTGCGTTTGATGTGGTTAATGTTCCAAGATATACTCCATTTGAGTTTCCTGATGCGTCTGTTGCTACAAAACCATCTTGATTTATAAAAAAAGTATTTAGTGAACCAGTTCTATAATGTGAAATAGTATCATCACTAATTTCTAAATGATTATTGTTTGGTATATTTACAATATTAAGTGAAGCAGGAGATAATTCTAAGGTATTTGTGCTTGTATTTGTAAGAATAATAGATGATGATGATAATGTATTTATGTCTGTTCCAGATTTAATATTAATAGCACATTCAGGATAGTCTATTTGTGTTGTCATTATATAATAATAATATATATTTTATTATTATATTAATTATATTTGGTCTAAATTAAGCAGGGATAGAGAAGAGTGGAAGGTAATATGTTATTCCAGCAACACTAATAGGCAAGTAGTTACGGCTAAACTCTTTTGTCGCACCGCTTACATCAGCGGCAGTGGAAATATCAAGAATGTCACTTGAAAGAAGTGCGGAAAGAACAACACCTACACTTGTATTAAAAAGACCAACGGAAGGAGTGTTAGAAAGTCCCTGACCGCCAGCGTCACCAGCAGTAGCGACCGCCATAACTTCCGCAAGGGAAGGAGTTACCGCAGCAGGCAAATCAGCCCACACAACTGATCCACCAGAAACACCAGCAGTAAGAACCTGATTTGCAGTGCCTGACGAAACGGCAGTATCTACAAGCACAGCCGGTTTAACGTAGGGAGCGACCATACCAGCACCGCTAATATCAAGAACATTAGCAGAAGCATCAACAAAGTGAAAGGAAGTAAGCGGAAAGTTCTGAACGCAAGCAGGAGTAGCCATATTATAATATTACATAATATTTTATTTTTATAAAATTGAATTAATATAAAAAATGAACGAGAGATAATAAATTAAGGAGGAGCAGTAAATAACCCAATATAATACGTAACTCCATCTACTAAAATTGGTATAGAAGTCCTTGTAAAGTTTAATTCACTTGTTATTATTGGCGGAGTGCTAATAGAAATAGCGCTTATATTATCTATTGCATAATCATTCATATTAATCGACTTATTAGCAATAGCACCATTCGTTAATACTTGCGCCAAAGTTCCTACGCTTCCTGGTATAGGTGTAGACGATAATATTAATGTCTGTAATGTATTTAGTTTCATATTCATTAAACCGTACCCGTATGCTTTGCTCATAATATAATATATAATTATATTTTAATTCTTTCATTAACAGCATTTAAATATGCTTGTCTTGCATCTTCTTCTTTTTTAAATCGTCCTAAAAATATTGACTTATTATTAATGCTAATATAAGCCTGCCATTTTTGTCTTGATTTTACCCAGTAATATCCTTTCGCATTAATCGTAATTTTTCTATTTAAAGTTTGCTCTAACATTGTAGCAACTCGTAAATTTTCAATTCTATTATCTAAACTATTTATATTAATATGGTCGATAGTATTAATAGAACTATTATCATTTATATTCCAATCAGGATTATGTAATTTATAAATAAGTCTTGCTGTAACAAAATTTTTACCATTAAATCTTGTTAAATGTATTTTATATCCTGTTATTTTATGTATTGAACTACACCCTTCCAGAATAATCCATTTATCTTGTTTAGAATTTTTATATTTCTTAAACTTCCAAATCTTACCATCTTCATACTTAATTAAACTTCCATTAATTTCCATTTTACAGTATAATTTATAATTTATATTTAATTCAATTTTAAATTAATATTTATAAATAAATTATAATATAAATAAAATCTGTGTAGTATATATAGAATGTCAAAGGTTATCGCAGATAAAAAACAAATAGAATTATTTGGTGGTGCGAGAGTAAAACCATTAAGCGAAGGGTCTATCAAAACATATACATCTAAATTAAAAAAATTAAATGATGATAAGACTATAACAGATTTAAAGTTTCTTAAAGATACAGAAGCAATATTAGCAAAAATAAATAAAGTAGAAAACCCTAATACTCGTCGTTCTTTTTTTATTGCTGTTGTTAGCGTGTTGAAGGATAATAAAAAATACGCAAAAGAATATGACATATATCATAAAAATATGATGGATATAAATGGTGTATTAAATAAAGAATCATTTAAGAGTGAAAAAACAAAGGAAAAACAAACAAAAGTTAATATGGAAGAATTACATAAAAATTATGATGAATTAAAACAAGTAATAACTGAAATTGGAAAGAAGCGAAAAGTAACAGAAGAACAATATGAAAGATTGCGACAACTTATGATACAATCATTATACTTATTAATCTCTCCTCGTCGTCTAATAGATTATACTTTAATGCTTGTAGAAAAACCAACAGAAGATAAACAATTCAACTATTATTATGATGGTAAGTTCTACTTTAATAATTATAAAACAAAGGATGCATTTAAACAGCAAATAATAGATACTCCGCAAGATTTACAAGATATTATAAAAATATGGACTAAATTTAAGAAAGAAGGAAATAATTATTTAATAGTAAAAAAGTCAGGAGAACCGTACAACCCGACTGAATTAACAAATGATATGAAATTAATATTTAATAATCCAAGCATGGGGGTTAGTGTTTTACGAAATGTTTATCTCTCATCAAAATATGGAAATGCAATGAAAGATTTAAAAAAAGACACAGTAGATATGGGCACAAGCGTAGGAACTGCATTTGGAACATATATATCAAAAGAATAATATAACGATTTAGATTAACTTATATATATTGAATAAATTACAATTATAATAAATATAAATAAAAAATAAATAAAACAATATTACTACTGAGATTACAGCAGAGTGCCGCCCTTTTAGATTAACATATATATAATAATCTAAATATATTAGATTAATTATAGTTAATTTAATATATTTACATCTATTTTTTTCATTAATTTATAAATTATTTAAAAACTTATATCTATTTAGATAAGATTTTTATAAATTAATCTATTATATTTAGATTATTATATATAAGTTAATCTAAGGGTCGGCGCTCAGTTGTAATCTCAGCAGTAGTATTGTATATTTATTATTGTTTTATTTATTATTTAATTATAATTATTATAATTGTAATTTATTCAATATATTTATTTATAGGACTATAAACTTTTATTCAAAATACATTTTCTTATTTCACAAATATTTCTATTTACTCTTTTTTTATAGAATTGATTTAATTACATATTTAATAATTATAATTATATTTAATTAAATCATAAATCATTTTTTATATTAAACATACTTATAGTCTGCTTCAACTCCAAATTGGTGTATTCTCTAAACTTAGGAGGATTTATTCTATTTATCTCTCTGTAATATTTTTCAATTAGACCAATCATCATCTTGCGGTTCATTATGTTATACATATATTTTATTTATACATAATAAACATATATAAATAGAACTTAATAGAATATAATAGAATGGACTATGCAAATGGAAGGATATATAAAATTACTGGTGAAGGCATGACTTATTATGGAAGCACGACACAAGCATTAAGTAAGCGTATGTATTGTCATAAACAATTAACTTGTAGTTCTAAAATTATTATGGAAACTGGCGAGGCAATAATAGTATTAGTAGAATTATTCCCTTGTAAATCAAAAGAAGAATTATTTAGTCGTGAGAGATGGTTTATTGAAAATAATGAGTGCGTTAATAAACTTATACCTAATAGGACACAAACAGAAAAAAAAGAAAAAATAAAACAATGGCGTATTAATAATAAAAACCATACTAATCAATATTTAATTGATAATGCTGATAAAATTAAAGAATATAGAAAACAATATAATATTGATAATAAAGAAAAAAAAAAAAAATATTACATTGACAATAAAGTTAAAATTGACGAACAACAAAAACAATATGAGAACGATAATGCTGATAAAATTAAAAAACGAAAAAAACAATACTATTTAGATAATAAACAAAAAATTGACGAACAACAAAAACAATATGCTATTAAAAAAAAAGAACAAATTAATAATTTATAGATATATATAAATGAGTAAGGACGTATCCATGCTAAATAACAAGATTGGAGATTTAATTTCCACTTTTAGTGTTAAAGGAAAAGTCAAGTTAGTCGGGTCTAACCAAAGGCGAGGAATGCTCTTTGTTTCTGATTATGATATTATGACTGAGTTAAAAGGGCGGGCAAATATTCTCGCAGATTATTTTAAAAAGGTTATGAAAGAGATACCAAAAAAAGATTATTACTTTATGGATTTTAAAGCAGGACTTTTCAAAAAACTTATTTATAATTTTGATGAAGATGACTTGACTACTTATTTAAAAAAGAATCCTTTAATACCACGAGCATATAAAAAAAAGATACTTAGTGCTAAAGGTGAAGATCGTGTGAAATTAATTCGTGATTTATTTATATTAAGATGGTCTCGTGATGAAATCATAGCAGGTTATAAAAAATTAATTGATGGAACAATATATTCGCTTGAAGAAGCATTACAAGATGATACCACACTGAAATTAGATGTGGTTGTAAGTGTAGGCGACCGCTTTGCAGAAGTAAGCGAGATGTATATATATAAACAAACCACTGATGATAATAAGGATATCATACAAAGTCTAAGTGATGATATAGAAAAGTTTAAGCACAAACGAACATTAAAAAGTCTCAAAAGGTTATATTCTATAATTAATTTAGAGAACCCAAATGATAAGCGTTTACTCGTTTTAGAAAAGTTCTTTAATAGCGAATATGGACTGCTAAACAAAGCCGCCAACGATATTGAATTGTTACTATTATTAACTGAAAAGCATTCTATACCATTTGATAAAATTGTAAGTAATTTACAGATGATAAAAGAAAATATTAGTCTCTCATCAGTAGCAAGTAAAACAAAAATATTAAAATTAAATAAAATTACACCAAAAAATTATCGTAAAATATGTAGTGATATGGTCGAATATTTACATTCTATTATTAACCCAGCGGCTAAGCAGTTGCTTCGTTCGCTTGAAACTTAATATGTTTTTTTGATTTATTGTGTCGTGATTTGCTTGAATTACATATAATTAAACCACATTCACAAGTATATTTTTCTTTAAATTTTTCTAATATTTGTTCTTTATTTTTTTCATAGTAATCTACTCGTTTCTCTAATATTTGTTCTTTATTTTTTTCATAGTAATCTACTCGTTTCTCTAATATTTGTTCTTTATTTTGCTTATAATTTTCTATTGTTTGTTCTTTTATTTTTTCTTTATTTGCTTCACGCCATTCTTTATTAGTCCGTCCCTGCACTTGACTATTCAATGTTGCACCAAGCATTTCAGTCCAATATCGTTCACGCTTTGCACTCTCGTGTTCTGTTTCACAAGGAAACTTTTCAACCATAATCATTAACCAATTTTCAAACCCACCATTAGCACGAATATACTGATATACTTTTAAATTATAATCTTCATTATTTTCATTTTTACAATTATTTTTATGACGATATTTTCTATTAGTCCAATTTGTCGTTGCTCCTACATAACAATCTTTAACAGATAAATCTTTTGATACCAATTTATATATGATTGTTTTCGAGTAATCAATAGGTAAGCGAGGCATCTTATAGTATATTATAGGATACCTTTATATTCAATTTTATATTTATCCCCACGCAGTCTTTATTAGCACACCATTATGAAGTGTTAAAGCAGTTCCACAACCATAAATAGTATTACCTAATTCTTTACATTCTTTTTCTGATAAATGGGAATTTACTTGGTTCATATCATTTTTGTACACACCACACACAAACTTATTACAATTTATTGCGGTAATCTGTATTGAAATGCTACAAATAGGACAATTAAGTATTTCATTCATATTAAAATATAGTTATATTAAATATGGAAACAAAAGGCCATCTTAATTATGAGAGTATAGGCATTCCAATCGCACAGGCAGGTAATAAAATATTATTTATGGCAGATAAGAAAGTAGATGATGGTTTTGATACTATTAAATTAAAAAATAATATTACTTTTGAACCTACTATAAATAAAAATGTAGAGAGAGAGGTTAAGTATTTTAGCGGTGCGAGTGGTGCTGGTAAATCATATAAAGTTGCTGAATATTTAAAGGTTTATAAAAAAGCATATCCTAAAAGAGATATATTTGTATTTAGTTCTTTAATGGATTGTCCTACATTAGACAAAGTTAAAGGACTAAAACGTATCAAAATTAGTGAACCTGCTTTTATGGATGCTACTATTGGTGCGGGTGACTTTAAGGATTCTTGTATGGTATTTGATGATACAGATTGTATTTCTAATAAAACAGTTAAAGTAAAAGTGGCAAAATTGATGGACGAATGTCTCCAAATTGGGAGGCATTTTAATATAACTTGTCTCATAACTTCACACGCTTTATGTGCTGGAAATGCCACCAAAATGATTCTCAACGAAGCAACAAGTATAACTATATTTCCTTCTTGTGCTGGTAAGCGTGTCCTTAATTATTTATGTCAGGATTATTTAGGATTGAGTAAGCAACAGATTATTAAATTAAAAAAGATGGACGGGCGCAGTGTAACATTTATACGAAATTATCCTCGTTGTGTTTTTAGTGATAATGAATGTTTTATTTTGAAAGATTTAGAGTAATTTATTTATGTTTTATTTATTTATTATTTATAAATATTAAAATTGTAATTAATTCATTTATTTTATTTATAGAGAGATATAACTTTTTAAGAATATCACTTTTTGTTTTTAAAAAATATTCTCATTTACCTTTTTTTTAAGGATTGATTTAATTATACTTTTAATAAATATAATTAAATAATAAATAAATCATAAATAAAATCACATATAACGGGTGGGTAGTGTCTGGTACATTTCTGATTTACTTAATGGTTCATCTAAATTATAGCGTAATCCTCCGCCAAGTTTTACTGGTTGAGCGACTCCTGTTGCGTAATTTTGTATTTTTGCTCGTAATACCATTACTATACTATTTAATGTGATACTTAATATTTCTATAACTTGGTATGTTGGTCTTACTAATGCTTCATCTAAATTATCAGGTGGTGGACGTCGAACCATAGCATCTATTTCTACAAGTAAATTATCCATTTGATTTTTGGTTGTTTCTAATGAATCAGCATAGTTCGATAATTTTTCTATATCAATAGCAGATAATGATGATAAACTAAAAGATGGTTTACTTACTGCTTTTTCAGTATTTTTCATAAGAGTAAGTAATTTTGATGGATTGTAAATATCAATAGTAAAATCATTTCCAACTGCTTGATTTATTGATACTGAATATACATTTATTTGTGTTTCTAAATCTTCTAATAAGTTTATTACTTTATCATATCCTTCAACATCTGCTTTTGGTGTTCCAATTACACCGCTATCTTTATTTGATTTAAAATTAGTTTCTGCGATGCGCTTTTGAGAATTATAAAACTCTCTTAATTCTTTTGGGTTTGCGCCCTGTAAATAAGTCGGCATATATATATAATATTATATTTTAATTATAACATTATAAGTTTTTTGGGGATATAGTAAGATTCGAACTTACTTTAATTGTTCGTCAACAATTATAAACAACCTGTTATATCCATGTGTATTATTGGAATTGAACCTAAAAATGCTTATTCATTCTCACCACGAAATACACTTGTATTTATTTATTATTTATTTAATATAAATTATTAGCCTTTACGTAAGAACTCGCAGCGATCATGCCAAGACCTTTATCTTTCATTATCTTTTTGACTATTTCAGCACGAGCAGCACGACCACCAGACATTACTTTATTTACTGCCTTTGGAACACGAGGTTTGCGACCGCCAATTTTTACTGCTTTCGCTGCTAAATCAAGTCCTTTGTCTACGGTATTTGTGGCAAACGAGCTCCATCGTGATGCTTTCTTGAACCGGTTGATTCCACCAATTTTTACTGCTTTCGCTGCTAAATCAAGTCCTTTGTCTGCAGTATCTACCGCAAACCCAGTCCATTTGGTTGCCTTCTTAAAATGAGAAATTTTTCCGCCCATTGCCTGTAATTCTACAAGTCGGGCTCGGTCTAATGGATACGCACCGCTCTGTCCCGGCAAAACATAATCACGCAATTTACCGCCGCCTAACATTTGCGGATTATGCGTTATTAAATCCATTTGAGATAGTAAACGATTTCGCTCTTGAAGTTCTTTATTGTATGGGAAATTCATTCCTAATTGTGCTTCGACTACCATATATTATTACATTATATTTTATTTTATTTATAATAATTTATTTAATACATACCACTTAATTTAGACATTTTCGCCCCCGCAGACATGGCAGAACCCAACATACCAAAACGGCGCGGATGCATAGCCATTGGCCTATTCAACATACCACCAATCATACGCTCAGGAATGACGACTGCTTTTTCACGTTTAGCACGATCAACAGCATCACGAGTGAGAATGCCAGTGTAGATGGCAGCAGTTCCCTGATTAAGAACCATAATGCCAGAATTGCAGGCAATGACGCACAATTCAGCAGGAACAGCAACGCCAAACTGATTGTATACCTGAGCGGTGAATTGTAGAGAAAATGCCCCAAGTGAGCCGCAGCTGAGGTTGTCCGGAAGTGACAAATCAGTGGGACTGACTACGAGCATAGAACCCGTGGTAGGAACAAGAGCAGACGCACCACCAGCAGTCGACACTGTTGCTTTGCCGCTAAATTCCGTCCAACTCTGCTGAGACTGATTTTTTATCGAAAGCCTATACAAATCCTGGGCAGATGCGGAAGAAAGAAGCCCAGATTGGTTGTTAAGATTTATGCTAATAGAGCGAATAGTCAAGAACGAAGAAGTGTCACTGATAGTCTGGTTAGTTATACTTTTTCTTGCTACAATCATGAAATAATCGGGCAACTGTGAAAGTTGGATTGCCTGCGAAGACACGGCAACCGTAGCATTTGCAGCAATAGCAACTCCACCATTAATATTTGTCAAGTAACGCGGGAGGTCAAAGTAGGGCAAAACACACCTGGTAGATAACATATCAGAAGGTTGCGACGAAAGAAGACGTAAAAGAACAGATGGCTGCGCTGGAGGATTTAACAAGTTAGTTGCCGCACCATATGACATTGCGAATATACTTGCGTTTGCCGCCCATTTTCCACCATCAGGGTCTAATCCAATTCCCGGTGTAATAGTTGCTACACCTGGACCGCCATACGATACCAAACGATTAAAAGCAGAATTGATGTTAAATGTGAACGCCATGTTGTTTATACCAAGCATTCCTTGCTGGTTATGTTCTGGATTTCCGTAAATAAAGGGGCTTAAAAAAATCGGTTCTGTGGTTACTGAGAACACGGTAACAATCCAAGTATCATTAACGTCGGTAGATACAACAGAGTGATTTAAATATGCGCCTCCTACATAGTGGTCTACTTGAACGACGCAAGGATGAGCGCCACGAGGAGCAAGACAACCATCATACGATTTGTTAGCAAAACCGGCAAGAGGCGAAGAGTTCGCTGCGAAAGCATCACTATATACGCCAAACTCCTGGTCAGGTAGCGTTGGAGTCATACCATTAAACCGGTACAACTCACGATTATCGTTAAGACGGAGCAACTGGGGCAAAATATCCTGTAAATTAGCACTGGTAGTGGTGTTATTAATGCTTGCTGTGGCTGTAGTCATGACTGATGCTAACGGGTAGGATTGAAGACTGCAAGTCTGCCCCCAAGAAATAGCATTTTGACCAACTGGGACAGTATCAATATTAATTCTAAACTGAAGAGGAGTTGAAACAAGAGCATCTCTCGAGCAAACTAAATTTTCTGATGGTATTTGCAAATTATAGACCTGTACACTATTAGCAGCAGAGGTCGCAGCAAACGACTGGTAAGTAGTGCTATTAGCGCCAGACTTTACAGCATAAACAAGGTCAGTGGTAATATCACCAATTGTGGGGTCACGGACTAAAACGGTCTTAAACTCAGAAGCCATCTATATTATAATGAAAGATAATAATTTTTAAATATAAAAATAATTATTCTAATGTTTATTTGATTTTCTCAAAAAGTATTTTGACCGTGCAAGATTCGCCACTAAATAATCGCAAAGGTATTAATTCACCTGTGATAATTTTATAGTAAATATTAAGGTCAATGCTATATAAAGGTCTATTTCCTTTAAGAGAGATACGTCTATATTCTGCTGACGGGTTATATACGAGATTTGGCCTGTAGTTGCCGTCTGAACTCACAATATCCGTAATAATATTTTGGAAGTCAGCATTATTACCACCAAGAGCAATATTTTGGTTATTGTTAAACACAACTGGGGTCGATACTTGATTTGCCTCAATAGGCAATGTATTGCTTGTAAAAACAACGGACAAAATGGGCGACCATGAAGCAGTTGTTCCTTGCTCTTGCGTCCATAAAATCGCTCTATAAGTGATATAAGTCGCTGGTGGGACTGGGAATTGTAGTGGAGGTATAAGTGTTATGATGTTAGTCCCACCAATATCTACAAATGGTATTTTATAATTCTTACCATTAATCACATTATACCCTAAATATACCGCTGGAAATGAATTAAACAAACTAAACAATGGGGCATTCATGAATACACCTATTTGGTCTATTAAAATTGCTGGGTTTGTTTCATATCCTCCACAATCTGCATACATACTGGCGCTGTTTGTAGTCGGATCCCAATTTATAACTGGGGCATATATCGAAGGTAATACACCACCTGCAGCAACAACTAACAAGTCTAAAGCATCATAACAAGTTTGAAAAGCGGCAACAATTCTCTCAATGAAAAAAGTATACGAATAACAATTATAATATCCTTCTTGATTAAATTGTCTTTTATTTTGTGTTTGGTTTGGTGCTGGGGGCAATGGTGCGCCTGTGTCCTGTGGATTCCAATTTACGAAAGTTTGGACTTCTATACCCTGATAAGTTAATGTAACTGAATAAATAGTTAAATCCCTGTCTCCTTGGTCTGGTTGTATTTGTGGAATAAAAACTGGTAATGAACTCGTCCCGCAAGAGAAACGAATTATTGACATAGTGTATTCCTCAGGATTGGAAAGAAATGGAATAGTTCTCGTGTCCTGAAATGAGAATACTTGCGGAGCTTTCGATGACGATTGAAGATTACTTACGGCTACGTCGTAGTACACGTGCGAAGCCTTTGAGGCATTAATTTTGGTATTTAATTGCGACATATATATATTATGAAATATTTTATTTATATTACAAATACCGTTTAGGTATTTCTAAACTACCACCACAACAACAACCACCATATATTTGTGTCGCATCATCACCACGAATTATTTTGGATGAATGCTGGCGTAAGGGGTTATATGATTTTGCTTCGATTACTTTTACTTTTTTATTTGTTGGAACAAATACACTTACTGGGTCTAAACTTGATTTAATAATTTGTTCATTTTTTAATACCTTTTGAAATGGTAATCGTGCTGGGTTTACTTCAATAGATTTATTTACTAAACCTTCTTTATTTAATTCGTGAGAAAGTGCGCCACTTTGCGAATGTGATGTCGTAATTACATTCTGTTTGCCATATTTAGCATTGACCGCCTTCTGCACTTCTTTACCTTTTTTATATCTGTCAGTAGTCTTATAAAGTCCTACACCAAGAGCAAGATTATTAGCCCAATCGCTAATACTATTAGATTTAGTCCCACGATGTGTTACAACTGCCTCGCCTGTTTTCGGATTACTATATACCGCCGCTTTACGGGTTGATAATTCTTTATCTAATACTAAATCGCCTATTTTTTGAGGTTTTTCTTTATTTTTTTTATAGGATGCTTCCGTAAGTTTCTTTAATTCACTACCTGTAATAGCGCCACCTTTTAATGAATTTAAAATACGCAATTGTGCTTTCGCATTTTTTAATGTGCTATTTTTGGCGTGGACTTCATTCGTAACACTATTAATAACTTGGTATCTTCTTGGACTAATTTGTAAAATTTCGTAAGGCATTATACAATATGTTATTATTTTATTTATTTTTATGATTTATTTATTTATGATTTATTTATTTATTATTTATTAAAACTGTAATTAATTCATTATTTTATTTTATAGGGATATAACTTTTATTTGAAATATCACTTTTACTTTTTAAAAAATATTTCCATTTACCTTTTTTTTAAGAATTGATTTAATTACACTTTTAATATTTATAAATAAAAATAAATAAAACATAATAATTTTATCATATACTCACCATAATAAAACGAAACTCATATAAGCAGATGTATATTTATCAGCATTCGCCCATTTGGCATTGCGTTTTTTAAAAGCATCTCTCCTTTTTTTATCTTTATGTTTTGTAAAATCTTCATAACCTATTTGACCAAAATGCACCATTTTATTAGTATTTGGATTTAAAATCATATATTTTTTATTCTTTCTTGTCGAGAGATAAAGTTCAGTATTTTTACCAAAATATTTGCGTGTCTTGCGTAATACCTCTTGTGGGTTACTATATAATTCAATATCCTTCATTATATTATATAATATTAAATTGAAACCTATATATATGATTTTTTTTTATTTATAAAAAAATCATTTAGATTCTGACTGCATACGCAGCATGTAGGCAGGTTCGATATAGTGATTACATATAATACGAAAATATTGACAATAATCATTTGGGATATTTTCAATAATACTTACATCACCATCAAAAAAAAACCACTCGCAATAGGTCAGCAAATCTTCATATATTTCATCATTAGTAATATCTATGTCCTCCTCATAAATAATTTCTATTATAACGTCCATTATATTCTCCTAATATTTTATTTTTATATTTATATTTTATTTATTTTTAATTATAATTATTAAAACTGTAATTTATTCATTATTTTATTTTATAGGACTATAACTTTTATTTGAAAATACAACTCTTGATTTCCTAAAATATTTCCATTTACCTTTTTTCTAAGAATTGATTTAATTACACTTTTAATAATTATAATTAAAAATAATTAATTCATAAATAAAAACTACAATTTATCTAAATATTCTTTTATTTGTCTTAATATGCCTGCCTTGTCTGCTTTATACTCTGCGTCAAGTTTTTCAAACAATGCTGGTTTTAAATCATCTGCGGATTCAAGCAAGTTATTTATAATGGACTTCGCAAGTAGTGTTTGACTTATTTCCTCATATTCTTTTGGACCGGTTGGTTCGTCCGCATCTGTATCAAGCAATTCGCGCGCAACTCGCTCGTAATTTGCGCCCGTTTTACGGATGTTCGCTTGCTTACCTATAAATGTATTTTTAATAATATCCATAAATGATTCTTTTGTAAAGTCATATTTCGTGTCATTAAAGGCAGTCAATTTATCAAGCGGATATTCTTTTGATGCCTTTGCTCTTGGCACTGCCTTTTTGATTTCTTGTGTAGGTGCCTTCGCAATACAATTCTTGCGAACAAAGTTCATGAATGCCTTTAATTTTTTTGGTTCGTCTGCCAGATCTCCAATAATGCGTGTGACAAGTGCTACTTCAATATCGTGTGCTGTTGTAAGACCCTTTGCTACAATATATGAGCATACTAATTTATATACATAAGCAAAACGTGTGCGTGTGGTTTTTTTATCATAAAACTTTGTGATTTCGTCACTTAACTTAACTGGCAAACCTTCCATAACTGTAAAGAATATCTGCGGTGTTAATTTAGAATATTTGAGTAGTTCTGGATTTACCATTTCATTTGATTTGAGTTTAATTTTATTATCTTCAATTTCAAAACGCGATATTACAGGTGCTAATTGAGTCATAGGTCGTTTTTCGTTTGTCTTAGGTGGTATAGTATCACATTTGCTCGGTCTGCCTACTTTTGCTTTTGGCGCTGCTTCCTTCTTTGGACGACCACGTGGTTTTTTTTCTACTGCGAGTTTCTGCTGACGCTTAGACCCTTCTACAACCGGTCTACCACGCCTCTTTTTTGGTTCGTCTTTTGTTTCTTCTTGCTTAGTCTCTTCTTTGGTCTCTTCAACAGTAATTTTTTTTGGTCTACCCCTACGCTTTGCCTCTGGTTTTGGTGCGGCAAGTTTTGCCTGTCTTAAAGAACCTTCGACTACTGGTCGACCTCGTTTGCGCTTAACTTCTTGTTTAACTTCAACAGGTGCTATAATAACATTTTCTGGTATTTTATTGATTGTCGCGCGAATGCGTTTTAACTGCGCAATTTCATCAGCAGTAAGTAATTTACCAGTCCTGTCACGGTCACCATAGTTTGGTTGCATACCTGGTATCTTTCGTTCATTTTCAATAATAGTATTTACTATATCCTTCATATCGCTAAATAATCCTTTTGTTACTTTTGCTGGAACTGTAGATGTGGTTTGTATTACTATTTCTTCTAATTTTGGAGCAGGTTTATCATATAGTTTTTTTGCCTCTGCGTATCCTGTATTTTTTGGAGGTTTTGCCTTCACTGGTTTTGCCACTGGTTTTGCCTTTTCTTTTGCTGCTATTAACGCATCACGTGCCTTTCGTGCTGTATCTTTTTCTTTCTGTCCTGATTTTTTGGAAGACTCTTTATTTGGGTTAAATAAGATTGGTTTTTTATAAGATTTTCCTGTAATTTTTTTGTATTCTGCTAATAGAGGTTCCCATTTTTTATAAAGATTTTTGGTCTGGTCGCTTGTTTCAATATCAACTTCTGGTGGTTCTACAAACTCTTTGTCTTTATTCGCTGGATTTTCATAAAAAACTTTTATTATATCCTTAACTTCATATTGATAAATATCAACTGCTTTCTGATATTTCTTGGTTATGTTTTTACGGAATGCTTCAATTTTATCCTCAATTGCCTGTTCTGGTGATTTTTTACTCATATATATATTCTCCTAATATTATAATTTTAAATAATCATAAATATTAAAATAAATATTTATAATTCTAAACTTTTTATATTTTTTAATATGACATTATAATATTTTGGCATTCGTGGACAATTTGGAGTCCATACATACTGTGGTATTACATCGAATAATTCAAACCTCAAAAATTCATATAGTGATGGTTTATGATGGTCCATTGGCACAAAATTAATTCGCTTTAATAGTGAGTGGATTTTTAAATCATAAGCAAGTTTCATTATATAAGTATTTTATTAAATATTTTTATATTAATTAATTATAATGACATTGGACGAGGAATGGACACTGTATTGTTTAGTATCAAATATAACATACTTTTGGAATGTATGCACGCTTATAGACGTGTAGGACGTGGTGGTAATGGAGGAGGAACCCGTTTAATTATACCACGAGGCATGGGAGGTTTCTTTTTTATTAATTCTTCTAATCTTGCTTTTTCCTCTTCATATTTTTTCACAAGTTCAACATATCCTTCCATTTCTTTTTTTACGAGTTCTAATTCACGCTGTATGCCTTTACTTGACTTACGACACTTTTTATATTCACCTTCATAATATTTTGCTATCTTTTTTTCAGCAACTACTTTTTGGGCGTATTTTCCGAGAGGTTTCGCTTTTCTACTATACGTAGCCTTTGCTTTAACCATTGCTTCTTTGTAAGACAACTCAGGGTGATCCGCACGGTAGTCTTTTACGTGTTGTATCCAAGCGCTCATTATATATATATGTTATTTTATTTTTTATAATAGAGTTTTTGTTCAATAATCATAATTAAATAATTATAATTATTTTGATGTAATATACTCACGGTACCGTCCTCGACCGTTAAAAATAGTATTTCCTTTAAACTTCCATACTCTGGCATGTTGCTTACGGAAATACGAATCAAATACTGTGTTATTTATTATTTCTTCAAAAATATCTACCTTACATGTACGCCAATCTGGACGGGTTAGCGGTTTGCTGTATTGCGAGATAAGCAATAAGGCACGGATTGATAGGGTATCCATTCATATTAATTTATAGTTTATCTTTAAGTTGGTAAGGTTTATTGTTATTATTCTTATTTTCAATCCAAAGAAGATAAGAGTAAGAGAATAGAAATGGTTATAGTAGAGAGAGAAAAGAAAATGGGACAATGGGACAAAAAAACGCCCTAAAATGAAAAGTCCTCAGTGAAGGAAATAATTTTCAAAAAGAAATGTTTGATTTAAGGAGTCTTTTTCGTCCCATTGTCCCATTTTAAGAAACTTAATAACTTACTAACTTTTCAATTTAATTCCAAAAAAGCATAACTTATCTCTTAATGATTTATTTTTACATTTTTTATATTCAATCCCTAATACTTTTAACTCTGGCTTTGCTTTCGTTCCAAACTCATCAAAATCACTTGCTAATACAATATCATTCTTATCTTTTGTAATCACATATTTCGTAAGAATTTGTTGAATTACTGACGCTTCCTCAGTAACATAATCCATTACAATCGGTTTATTGACGAAAGCATCGAATAGGCAATTTACCATTGCCAAATACCATAGCGGACTGTCACATTTGGATTTAATATCAGGGTCAGCCAATCTATATTTTTTTTTAGCATCTTCTTCCAAGTCAAGAGCATCAATAAACTCCTGTGATTTAAACTGAACCGCACTATTAAACTCAATATAATGTTCATTAAGGTCTCCTTCAACAATGATTTTTTCATTACCCATCATCATTACAGAGCATTCTACTTGAAAATTAGTATCATGGCGGTCATAATTACGGCGAGCAGTATGAGTATCACCACCTGAACAGATACGCTTTATCATATCACTACGTAATTTTAGACCTTCAACCGGTACTTCCTGTGAAATAGCAAGACGGGCAAACTCATAATCCATTAACCAATATAAATCCTTTGCACTTTCATGTGAGGTTTCTCGTGAACATGTGACATTAGAAAGCAACAGAGGTTTAATATAATCACCAAATGCACCAAGTAGGTGTCCAATAGCACCCTTACCACAATTGCGATTACCTTCATAAGTAGAAAAATTCTTATCTTCAATACATCCAGCGATAGAACGAGCAAGATATTGAAGAGCCAAGTCTAATTTATCATTAAAAAGTGGTTGTAAAACAGCGTCAATAATCATTTGATAGTCAACACGCTCATAATTATAAGGAATTTGAACAACAGAATAATACTCAAAATCAATTTCTTTCCAAGTATAAAATTTCTTTGTTTTAAAATCTAATACACCATTCATAAAGCAAAGACGATATTTAGTTGTAGAATGGAATTTATCAACAACACAAGGAAAAGTCATAATTTTATTCATAATCGTCTTATAAACTTTTTCTGCACTTGAATAATTAGCCCAAAATAGTGTAGCATTACTTTTTGCGTCTTCCTTGTACAATGGAGAAGACATAATATAATTAATTAAATGAGATTTAATCATTTCTCCATCACAAATCCACACATTATTTGTTTTATAGTAAACCTTATTACCATTGATTAATTTATTATTTAATAATTCAATTATAATATCACTTGCTTCATTATCATTATCAGCATATTGTCTCTCTTCAAGTTTATCAATAAAGATAGAAAAAATACGTTTAAACATTTTACTATCTGCTTTTTTAGCCCACATACGAATAGTGTTAAATGTAATACGATTAGAACCACCAACTGTTAATTTTTTATAAAAATGTATATTTTCATCTTCTTTATAACGTTTCATATCTAGTTTGCAAAAATCAAGAAATAATTGTAAACCATTCTCTCCAAATGTGTTATAAATACCAAATCCAAAATTACGCCATTCTTCAAATGTTGCATTAATAGAAAATTTTGTAAAAAGATTATATTTCATATATTCTTGGAATTCTTCGTAATATATAGTTTGTTTCTCATCAAATCCTGATGTTTCAACTTGATTTTCAGGACAAACAATAACATTTTGAGGTATATTATTTTTTTTATATTTAGTCGCTTGTAAAAGTACACCTCTTGTATTTCTAACAAAAGTATCAAATGGTATGTAATCTCCTTTTAAAATATATTGTTTACCACGTTTAGATTGATTTATCATGCGAAGACTTTGATTATTTCCGTAGGGGACTTTATCAAAAATAAGTCGTTGTTCGTCCCCATATTTCCAACATAGTTCAGGTATAGGTGTCTTAATCATTAAATCAAATAACCAATGCACAAAACCCTTTAATTCAAATACATTATTAAAATAACAATTATTAATAATCAAATGGTAAGATAATTTATTTTCACGACACGAATTTAATACAATATAAGTAGGTCTAAAACCAAATTCAGTTTCCCAAATTATATCTAACCAATCTTGAAATTTTACAAGTAATCCATCATAATTTTCAATTTCAATTTCTAAATCAAAATAAGGACAAACTGGTTGCTCAGGAGGTAATATTTCGTATAAATAATTATTTACATTAAAATAATCTAAATATTCACTAATACTATCTTTTTTTATAGCAGTAAATGCTTTTTGACCTACATTAGTTATATCACGAGAAAACCAATACCAATCATTAGGATCGCATTTTTTTCGCATAGCATCGATTTTTGGAAATTCAAGGTAGTTACTCATTGATATATCCTGAGATTTTATTTTTATATTAAAATATTAATTAATATAAAAATGTCCTAAATTAAAAAATAATTTTGGTCAATCTTTAATAGTCGTCGTAGTTCTTTACGCCAAATACAAACTTTAACATCATAAATCCTATGATACTCACGATTTTGTTTAATTTCATTTCTGTTTGGATTGGCTGCCCTCCAACGAGCAGTATA